GCCGTGGCCCTCGAGCCCAAGGGCGCATACCGCAGCGCTCAGGTCATGGCCTACCGGGCCGAAGTGGACGAGCTCGAGGCCGAAGCCGCCAGGCTGGCTGCCGAAGCCGGGCAGAAGACCTCCGAGGAGGAGAAGCTGGAGGCCGAGGCAGCCGAAGCCCTCAAGGTCCGTGAGCGCTGGGACGCCATGACCGCACGCCTGGACGTGGAGCTCGAGCGCCAGCGTCATCTCCTGCACGACTACGGGATTACTCAAACCGATCGCGGCTACCGCCGTGAGAAAGGGAACGTCTGATGGCTCCACTGACCAGCACTCAGCGCAACAAGCTCCCACCTTCGGCTTTCGTCTACCCGGGTCAGCGCAAGTACCCGGTGCCAACCAAGGCTCAAGCCAGGAAGGCAGGCATCTCCGAGTCCCAGCGACTGGCCATCCATCGCAACGCTCTATCCCGCTCGGCCCAGCGCAACACCTCCGGTTCCTACCGCACCGTTGCTGCCAAGGTGAATGCCCGCAAGCGTTGATAGTTGACTATCAGCTTTGAGGGTGGTTACATGACCACCTAGCAAGCGGTGACGAGATCCCGCCCCGCTGATCCCTCAAGATCAGTGCGCGGCCTGCCCGAACTGCCCAACCCATTTGGGCTCAGAAGCAAAGGCAACTGGGTCCGCCGTCATCGGAGGCTGAACAATGCCCCACGCTCTGGTCGAGAACGCTCTAGGCGAGCGTGATCGACTCCTCAACACCGTCCAAGTCCTCAAGAACGCGGCCCTGGACCGGGGCGCGGACCCGAGCTCAGCAGACCTCGAGCTCATGGAGAAGTCCTACAAGCGCATCGACGAGATCGACGCCATGATCAAGATCATCGGCGAGGATCGCTCGATGGATCAGGACACCCGAGACAAGCTCCTGGCTCCGACGCCCTCCACCCCCGATGGAGGGGTCAAGTACCGCACGGGCGGCGACATGGTGTGGGACTGCCTCCACGCCAACTTCGGCAGCCAGCACTCCCACGACGACGCCGACGCCAAGCGCCGCTGGGATGGAGTGATGAAGCGGGCAGCCCAGCACATGGGCACCGACCCCGCCGCCACCACCCCCGTAGCCGGTGGCATCGGAGGCCTCTACGTCGTCCCTGTGGTCGGCCCGGTCATCGACCTCTATCCCTCGGGCCAGCCCTTTCTGTCGGGGATCGGTCGGAGGCCCGCGCCGAATGCGATGACCTTCGTGAGGCCTCGCATCGTCGACCCCGACTTCTACGACGGGGCAGGACCGCAGACCCTCCAGAAGGCCGAGCTGACCTCCAAGAAGTTCGACATCAAGATCGACAACCTGACCCTCACCACGGTGGGTGGATACCTCAACGTATCCCAGCAGCTCATGTCCCTCATGCCCTCGGGCTGGGACATCATCGTGAGTCAGCTCCAGAAGCGCACGGCCTGGGCCGGGGAAGCCGCCGCCATCACCGAGCTGGCCAAGACGACCGCTCATATCCCCTTGGCTGCGGGAGCCGACAGCGCAGCGACCATCACTGCTCTGTTCGATGCCGCCAGCCTGGTCTTCACCAACACTCAAGAGCTGCCCACCTGGATCGCCTATGGGCCGTCGGGCTGGGCCATGCTGGGCTCACTGGTCGATGCTGCCGGGAGGCCTCTGTTCCCGTTCCTGGGTGCGACCAATGCCATGGGCCAGGCCTCACTGGGCGACTTCAACATGGGGCCTCTCGGCCTCCAGCAGATCGTCACCCCGGGCATCTCGACCACCGACATCTACGTGGGCAACAGCAGCGCTCTGGAGGCCTACGTCTATTCCTTCCCGCTGCTCGAGGCCATCGAGCCCGCACTCCTCGGCCGTCAGGTGGCGGTGGCGGAGGCCATGAGCTTCTACCGGCCAACGACCAAGGAGGCCGGTCCCAGCGACACCCCTCCAGCCGAAGGCAACGGCGCGGTCCGCGTCGGCGTGTAGCAACGGGCTTGGGGCGTCGATCGCCACGGATCGACGCCTCAGGCCTCAACCATTGATAGTCAACTATCAAGGAGTAGGTGAATGAGCGACATGATGGGCAGACTGCGAGTCGCAGCCAGGTACTACGACGAGAGCTATCCGCCCGACCTCTATGACCCGACCGAGCTGCAACCCTCCATCGCGTCGATCGCCCCGACCTCGATCGTGGTCGCCACCCCCACCACGGTCACTGTCACCGGCACCAATTTTGATGCCTCCCGGTCGATCGTATGGGTCGATGGCGTCGCCCAAGCCACCACCTACATCAGCGCGACCAGCGTGAGCTATCAAGCCGAAGGCGACCAAGTAGGCAGTCAGACCGTCGTCGTCCACAACGGCAGCCGAATCTCCAACCCGGTGGAGCTGACCGTTACCGCCACGGCTGGCGAGCTCGAGACCGCAACCACCCCGCCGCCCGTCGATCCTCCGCCACCAGTCGAGCCTCCGCCGCCTGATCCTCCGCCCGTCGAGGAACCTCCACCGGCATGAGCTACGCCACCACCGCCGATCTGGCCGACGCCCTCAACGTGGTGCAGGTCAGCACCGACATGGAGATCGTCCTCCAGGCCTGCCTGGATGCCGCCACCCTCGAGATCGACCACTTCTTGGAGGATTGCCTCCTCGTCAATCCTCTGACCACCGAAGTCTCAGCCCTCCTCAATCGGACCAACGTCAACCGGGCGGTGGAGTGGTACAAGGCTCCAGCCACCTACAACGGGGGCGTAGGCATGGCCGAGACCGGGACCATCAAGGCTCCAACGTCGGGCTTCGAGCGTCATTGGGCCGCTCTGATCCCTCTACGCACCGGCTCGCCCAGCGGGATCGCATGAACATCCTCGAGGCCAGAAGCAAGCTGGCTGCGGTGCTGGCCCCTGTCCTCGAGGGCGATCCCACCGTCCTCACCGATCTGGTCGACTCGATCACCCCTCCAGCCCTCATGATCAGTTGGGGCGAGCCCTGGATGACCTTCCAGACCCCGTGCTTCAACAACGCTCAACTGGTGGTGACAGCGGTGGGTTCACGACTGGTCCCCGGCGCTGGTCAGGCTCAGGTTGAGGCCTTGGTCGACTTCGTCATCACCCGAGTCCGCCTGGACAGCCCCAACTGGTCGCTGACCACGGTGAGCGGGATGAGGGTTTTCCCCATCGCTCAGACCAACTACCTGGCTTCCCGCATAACCCTCCAAGTGACGATCGACTGATGGCCGACGAAGTCACCTCCAACCTCCCCCAGGTCCAGCGCGAGCTGGCCAACTGGACGGCTCAGGTCGGCCCGGTCATCGAAGACCACGCCCACTCCTTCGGCGAGGCCCTGAGGGCTCAGATCGCCGGACGGGTGCCGTACCTGACCGGCACCCTGTCCCGTTCGGTCGTCGAGCAGCCCGCCCCGGTCGGAGTGGCCGTGGGCATGGGCGAAGGCGTGCCCTACGCTCAATGGATCGAGTTCGGCGGTTCGAGGGGTCGGCCCTATGTGAGCGAAGGCCGCTACGTGTACCCGACCGCGCTCGACGCCGTCGACGAGTTTGCCAAGATGGCCGAGGATGCGATCACCACCTCGATCAATACCTACCCGTGGTCAAAGCCAACCTGATAGTCAACTATCAACTGGAGGATGAGTAATGAGCGATACGATGGTTCAGCCCCTGGCAGCGGGCGATCCCACTCCGCCAGTGGGCACCCCCGTCATCCTCAATGACGGTTACGTTGAGGTCAACGGAGCGAACCTTCGTTGCTTTGGCCTCCATTTCGAGGTCAACCCAGAGAACAAGCCGGTCACAGTGACCACGTTCTGCGCCGAGACCGACTACCCGGCATTGATCAAATGGCACTTCGTGGCCAAGTTCGCTCAATCCTTCGCGCCCGGGGCAACCGACGCCACCCTGCGGGCGGCCGTGGCTGCCTATACCGCCAGCCAGCAGGTGGCAGCCTTCAAAGTCCGGGCCTACGCCAGCCAGCCGGTGAGCGCCACCAACCCGCAATTCTCGGGCTTCATGGTCCCTCAGCCCTACCGCTACATCGGAGGCGACGCGGGCACATTGAGCGAAGTCGACATCGACTGGATCATGACCGGGCCTCCATCGGTCGACACCGGAGCGGTGGCAGCCACTGGTGCGACCGCAGGGAGCCCCGGCTTCTTCACTCCTTCGGGGGCCAACCCTCCGGCCAACCTGGCAGCCCTCACCGGCATCACGGCCACGCCGGTCGCCGCCTGGGCCGTAGGCCAGTACGTCCGCACGGCCGACCAACTCGGCTCGCACTGGAGCGGTTCGGCCTGGGTCGCTGGCGTAGCCTGATAGCGCCATGACAACCGAACCCCCCGTGAGGATTGACGCCTCTGGACTACGCATGCGTCCCAACGACATGCGGCAGTTGACCAAGGCCACCGGCCGAACCCTCGAGCAGTTGCTGGCCTCGGAGGAGTCAGCCGACAAGTTCCAGGCCATGGCCTTCATCGAGCTCCGTCGGAGGCATCCAGATTACGACTCGGGGATGCTGTGGGAACTGGCCGGGGATACCGAAGTGGAGGTCAGCGAGGAAGCGGCGGACCCTACCGACAGAGAGCCGCCGACAACATCGCTGCCCTCTGTCGTTTCTGGCGAATGACTCCAGACGAAATTTACGCCCTCGACGACGACACCCTCCTGGCCTTTGTCCGCTTGATGGAGCGAGAAGCAGCCGAGATCAAAGCAAGAAGTAGGTAGCGATGGCCGGACCGACCATCCTGGTAACGATTGCGGGCACCGTCGCCGGGCTCGAGACCGCAGTCGCCAAGGTCACCTCAGGCGTCCAGTCCAGCGTCGGCAAGATTCACGACGCCTTCGGCGGGCTGCTCTCGACCCTCAACGCCACCGGGGTTCTCGGTCCCTTCGGGGCAGCCCTCGACGGCGTCGATCGAGGGTTGGCTGCCATCGCCGAACACGGCAAAGGCCTCAGCACCGTCGGCCTGGCCGTGGGTGGAGCAGTGGCCGGGATCGGGGCCGGGCTGCAATCTCTCGGCTCCAAGGAGCAGGCCTCCAAGCAGCAACTGCAAGCCGCCATTGAGGCCACGGGCAAGAGCTGGGACGACTACAGCGACCAGATCGATGGAGCCATCAAGAAGCAGGAGCACTTCGGCAACTCCTCGGCCGACACCCAGCGAGCTCTCCAGATCCTGACCCAGGCCACGGGCGACCCGGCCAAAGCCCTCGAGTACCTGGGCACGGCCTCCGACCTGGCCGCGGCCAAGCACGAATCGCTGGATGCCGCCGCCTCCCAGTTGGGCAAGACCTACAACGGGGCGACCCGAATGCTCAAGGAGTTCGGCCTGGAGGCTGCTCCCAAGGCAGCGTCGGCCAGCAAGGAGCTCGAAGCAGCCACCAAAGGGGTCACCACCGCGGCCGACGCCGCCACCAAGGCTCACCAGCACCTCCAAGATGTCGAAGATTCCCTCAAGGGCAAGACGACTCTCACCGCCGCCGAACAGGTCAAATTGCGGGATGCCCAACACGGGGTCGTTGACGCCGACGCCAAGGCCCAAGCCGCCCACGAGAAGCTCATCATCGCTCAGAAGAACTCCAAGGACGCCGCCCAGGGCCAGACCGACACCATGCAGGCCCTCAGCGACAAGCTCAAGGGCCAGGCCTCAGCCGCCGCCGACACCTTCGGAGGGCGACTCAATGCCCTGAAAGCCAAGATCGAGGACTCCACCGCTCAATTCGGGCAGAAGTACGGGCCAGCCATCACAGGCGTGGGCAGCGCCCTGGCCGGGGTATCGGCCACCCTCAAGATCATGGAAGCCCTCCACGCCGCCGAAGCCGCTGGTTGGCTGGCCGACGCCGTCGCCGCTGGTGTCGCCGCCGTGGCCGAGAACCTCGCCCTCCTAGGCATCCCGATCCTCATCGCTGCCGTGGTGGCGGGAATCGTCTGGATGGTGACCCACTGGAACAAGGTCAAGGACGCCATCATGAACGTGTGGAACTGGATCAAGAACAACTGGCCATTGCTCCTGCCAATCCTCCTGGGTCCGATCGGCATCGTGGTCGCCCTCGTCATCAAGAACTTCGCAACCATCAAGCAAGTCATCAAGGACGTAATCGACTGGCTCTCGGGGGCCTGGAACGACATCTACGCTGCCCTCGAGCCCGTCGTGGCCGAGATCGTCGGCGTCTTTGAGTTCTTGGGCAAGACCCTCGCTGCCATCGGGTATGTCCTGTCCATTCCCTTTATCATTGCCTGGCAATTGATCTACTGGGGAGCGCAACAGGTAGCGAACCTCATCGTGACTGCCTGGAACTGGCTCATGGGAGTCCTCAAGGCCGTGGCCAACGCCCTGGCTGGACCGTTCCAAGCCGCCTTCAACGCCATACGAGCTGCGGCCGACGCTGTCATCAATTGGCTCTATGGCGTCTGGAACGGAATCATCAACTTCCTCAGCGGAGTAGCAGGGACCATCGGCCGGGTGCTGTCCGGTCCCTGGCATACCGCCAGCGATGCCGCAGGCACAACCTCCGACACCATCAAGCGCATCTGGAACGAGCTCATCGGCTTCTTCGGTGGAGTGATCAATCAGTTGGGTCGCATGTTTGGCGGCATGTGGAACGGCATCACCGAGGCCTTCCGAGCCGCCATCAACGCCCTCATCGACATCTGGAACAGCCTCCACTTCCCCGGTATCGACATCGGCCCGGTCCACGTCGCCGGGGTGGGCGCACCTCACATCAACCACCTGGCCTCTGGAGGGATCGTCAACGTGCCCACCCTGGCCCTCATCGGTGAAGCCGGACCGGAGGCCGTCGTACCCCTCAACAAGGCCAACGGCTTCGGCCGCAGTGGTCCGGCTGTGGTCGTCCAGAACGCTCACTTCAACACCGAGCTGGACATTGAGGCCTTCATGCGCCGCGCCGCCTGGGTGGCACAGACTCAGAGGATTTGATCGTGATAGTTGACTATCAATGACCACTTGCACCCGCCAGGCCTGGCTCGACCTCTACGGCGACGGCACTGTCACCATCCAGTTGCAGAACGAAGCCCTCGGCTACTTCTGCTCATCCCTCGACCTCGGCTATCCGAGCCCTCGAGAGGTCACCTCCAACAACCCCGACCGCAACGGGATCAGCGACCGCACCAGGCTCCTGGGCGGTCGAGTGGTCACCGCCAACATCACCGCCCTGGTCGGAGCTGGAGCCCGCATCGACGACGTGGCCGACAACTTCGCCCCTTTCATGGTGCCCGCCGCCCGACCAATCCTCCACTACATCCTGGATCGCCCCGGGGCAGTCGAGCGGATCATGACCTTGAGGGCATCGGGCTATTCCTGGCCCATCGCCGGACCCTACCAGCGGGACATACAGCTCCAATGGATGGCAGCCGACCCGGTGGCCTACGACCCAGTCCTCCGAACAGCCATAGCCTGGTCGGGCTCGACTACTCCACCCGGGCGCACCTACAACCTGACCTTCCCTCGAACCTACCCGGCCGGATCGGGAGCGGCCATGACGGCCATATTGAACAACGCGGGCGACCTGACCGCTTGGCCCCTCATCCGCATCTATGGGCCGATCACCGCTCCACGCCTCAACCTCCAGTACCAGCCCAACGGCATCAGCTACACGCTGGGCTTCAACACCAGCTTTGTGCTGAGCACCAATGAATGGGTCGACATCGACTGCGCTGCCCACACCATCAACAAAATGAGCGATCCCAACCAATCGGTCATTTCATCGGTCAACTGGGTCACCAGCTCGCGCTGGCCGAGCCTCCCTCCACTTCCGACCTCAATCCTCTTATCCCTCTACGGAACGTCGACCACCACGTCCTCCCAGGCCGTGGTCACCTGGCACGACGGCTACCTGACGTGACCACTCCACGCCTCGACCTGATCCGCCCGACCGTCATACCCCTCCTGGGCGGCGTCACCATCACCGGGTATGGAGCCGGGTTCAGCGGCCTCACCCAGGTCTCCCTCCGATCGGGCAACTCGGAACACAGCACCGGGCAGCTCGTCATCATCGACGACGCCACCATGAGCTTTCAATCCTCATGGAACCTGGCCGCTGGCCAATACCAGGTCATCCTTTATGCCTCAAGCACCAGAGTCGCCACCGGTATCAACATCACCTATCAGAACCCGATCCCGTTCGACTCCAACGCCATCCCTCCAGGCCGGGGCCGCTGGCGGCTGACATTGCACAATCGCCAGTTCACGGGCGTCGACTGGAAAACAACGATCATTGCCGAACTGACCAACGCTCGAGGTCGACGCCTGGAGCAGAAGTGGAACGCTCCAGCCCAATTGACCTTCACCCTCGACGGCCACGACCCGGTGGCTCCGCTGGTGCTGGAGCTCGCCACCGACGTGATCGCCTGGCGATGGGACGAGACTCTGGCCGAGGACTGCGCCATGTTCCGAGGGATCATCGACCATTCCGAAGACCAGATCACCGAACAGTCCGCAACCGTCACCTTCACCGCTCACGACTACCTGGCCATGCTCCAGCGGCGACTGGTGACCACCACCTACTCCTTCAGTCAATATGATCAGGACACCATTGCCAACTACCTCATCTCAATGGCCAAAACCATCGCCAGTTCGTCAGGCACACTCCTCAGCCCCGGCAACTACCTACCCCTCACCCTGCAACTGTGCAACCCCGACGGCACCAATCGTTCCGCTGCCAGCGGACAATTGAGGGATCGCACCTACTACCCCTCAACCAACCTGGGCACGGCCTTCGACGACCTATCCAAAGTGATCAATGGCTTCGATTACGACGTTTACCCCGGTGCTGGCATCGGCAACGGAGCCGCACAGGACGAAGTCCGCCTCTTCTATCCGAACCAGGGCATCAGCCGCCCGGACGTACCCCTCATGTACGGGGCCACCATCTCGACCCTCACCCGAACGGTCAACAGCGGGGATTACGCCAACTACACCAGGGTGGTGGGCAACAACGGATCGAGCGATCCCAACGCCCCCCAGCTCTACTCGGAGCAATGGAACAACGACGCCACGGCGGTAACGGTCAACCCGGTGGGCCTGTGGATGTACGCCGACAATGCCGCCGACGTGACCATTCAATCCACCCTCGACCAGAAAGCGGCAGGAGACCTCAACTTCATGGGTATCCTAGTTCCCTCCTACACGGTGACGATGACGCCAGGGGCCTACCACTACACCTACCCGGACATGGGCGACATCTGCCCTCTCATCGTCATTGCTGGACGCCTCAACGTCAATACCACCGTGCGGGTACTGGGCATCAGCTACGACGTGAGCGACGACGGGGACGAGATCGTCAGCCTCAC